GTCTATTACAGCCGATCCAGCGCGCACTGGACACGTCGATCACCGGAATCATCGTGGGCACGACGACTGTGCAGAAGGCTCTGTCCAATCTGGCGCAATCGATTATCGCAGAATTCGTCAGCTCAGCGGTCGGCAGCGTGTTTAACAGTCTGGGGAAAATGCTCGGCGGAAGCATTGCCGCCGGGAGCGGCGGAAGCAGCGGCGCCCAGGATTTCTCTGGCGGCATCACCGGCGCCGGCGCGGACCTCGTCGGCGGCGGGCTCTCAGAAGGATTGTTTGGCTCCGGCGGTTTATCCGGGGCTTTGGGTCTTGGCAGTTTGTTTTCGGGCGGTAGCCTTTTTGGTAGCCTGTTCAAAGGAATCGGGTCTTTGTTCAGCTTCGAGCACGGCGGGATAGTGCCATCGGCAGCGGGCGGCTGGATGGTCCCGTCAACATCGCTAGCGATGTTGCACGCCAATGAGATGGTTCTCCCGGCCAACATCAGCCAGGGATTGCAAGGGATGATTGCCGGCGGCGGCGCGGCGCCCAGTGTCAACGCCACCTTTGCCGTATCGGCGATGGATTCGCAGTCGGTCGCAACCTTTTTCAAGAACAACGGCTCGACACTCGTAGCGGCGCTCAACCAAGCGATGCGCAACGGCTCGGTGTTGCGGACGGCGAGCTGATGGCGGTCAACGATGTTGGGGTCTTTCCGTCATTGCCCGGTCTATCGTGGTCGGTCACCAAATCGCCGGTGGCGCAGACGCGCATTCAGCGCGCCGTGTCGGGTCGCGAGTTGCGGGCGATGGATTACCCCTATCCGCTCTACCAGTTCCAGCTCGTCTTCAACTTTCTGCGCCAGACGCCGGGCTACAACGAGCTCAGCACGCTCCTCGGTTTTGTGGAAGCCTGTTACGGCGCCTACGGCACGTTTCTGTTCGACGACCCTGCCGACGATACCGCAACTGGCCAAGGGATCGGCACCGGCGACAGCAGCACGACACAATTCCAGCTTCAGTATGCCAAGGGCGCGGCGGTTGCCTTTGTGCGGCCCATAGATGCGGTTAACGTCCTGAACGCCGTCTATTTCGACGGGATCACGCAAAGCCCTTCGACGTATGGCTGTGCCACGGGGTTAAACTCGTCGGGGCTCGTCACCTTCAACACGCCGCCCCCGTCGGGTGTGGCGATCACCGCGGATTTTACCTATTATTTCCGCTGCCGATTTACCGACGACAGCTACCAATTCGAAAATTTTATGTATCAGCTTTGGCAACTCAAGAAGCTGACCTTTATTTCGGTGTTTCCGTGAAGCCGGCCTCACCGGCCCTCATCGCGCTGCTCAACTCGTCCGAGCAGTTCATCATGGCCGACCTCTATACATTCACTCTGGTCGGCGGCGGAGTGCATCGCTATTCCGGCGGCACGACGGCGATCACGGATACGAACCGTAACCTCTTCGCCCTGGGACCAAAATTCGAGCGCTCAAAGACGCATGTCGTGATTGGCGTGCAGGTCGATGAGTTGGACGTGAAGATCTATCCCGAGCCAAGCGACATGCTGGGCTCGACGCCGTTTTTGCAAACCGCCTGGACTGGGCAATTCGATGGGGCGGTATTGCAGGTCGAGCGCGCCTTTATGTGGCCTAGCTATGGTGCCGTGGTCGGGACGGTGGTGATGTTCGCCGGGCGGATTTCGGACATCGATTGCAGTCGCACGGGTATCGACATGAAATGCCGGTCGCATCTAGAGCTCTTGAATATCCAGATGCCGCGGCGGTTGTGGCAGCCGACCTGCAACCACGTTTTTGGCGACGCAATGTGCCAGTTCGACCGGGTGAGCCTCGCCGTCACCTTCGCGGCCGGGTCGGGCACGACGCAGACGCAGATCGTCGGCGTGCCGAACACCTCGACGCCGTTCACCCAGGGGACGATCGTCGGGCTCTCCGGCGCCAATGCCGGCGAGACTCGCACGATCGCCAATTTCATGGCGGGGCAATATGCCCAGGTAAAGCTCGCGTTTCTCGCCCAGCCTGATATCGGCGACCAGTTTCAGCTGTTGCCGGGTTGCGACCGCAGCCTTGGCACCTGCACCAACACGTTTTCGAACCAGATCCATTTCGGCGGGATGCCCTACATCCCGGCGCCGGAGAACGCGGTATGACGCCACCGGCCGACGCCGTCATCGTCGATTTCGATCCGCACATTGTGTGGGCAATCGCCGCCCTGTCGATCGCCATCGTCGCATTGTTTCTGCTGCTCGCGGCCATCGCAGGAGAAAATCGGAAATGAGCCCAACCCTGCACGTCTTCACGGCGCGGTTCAACCCGCTGCGTTGGCAGGCGCCGCAGCGACATTTTGTCGATTGGGCGCAGGCGATGCGCGACCTCGGCGCCGATGTCACGGTAGTCGAATGCGCCTATGGCGAGACGCCATTCGCGTGCGAGATGCCCGGCATCGTGACGCATATCGGGGTGCGCGCCGACAGCTGGGCGTGGACCAAGGAATGCCTCTTGAACCTCGGCATTCAGCGCCGGCCGGAGGCGAAATACATTTGCTGGTCCGACAGCGACGTGTTCCCGCGGCGCAACGATTGGGCCGCGGCAACGATCGACGCCTTGCAGCACTATCGCATCGTGCAGCCGTGGGATGCCTGCTACGACCTCGGTCCCGATGACGCGCACGGCGACGTGTGGCGGTCCTTCGCGCGTCAATACGTGCATGGGCATCCGATCGTCGTCGGCGAGGGACAGGACTTCCACAAATTCTGGAAGGGCGGCGGCGGCCAGTTCGACTACCCGCATCCCGGATATTGCTGGGCCACCAAGCGCGAGACGCTGAACCTGATCGGCGGGCTCTTTGAATATGCCGGCATGGGCGCGGCCGATCATCATCAGGCCGTGTCATTGCTCGGCCAGGTCACGAAGTCCTTTCCACGGGCTGTCGCGCCGACTTATCGGGCGATGCTCGAGGCGTGGCAGAGCCGCGCGCGGCACGCGGTCAACGGCCGCGTCGGCTATGTGCCCGGCACGATCGAGCACCGCTTTCACGGCGCCAAGGCCAATCGCCAATACTGGGACCGCTGGCAGATGTTCCTGCGCCATGGCTTCGACCCCGTAACCGATCTGAAGCGAAACACCTGGGGCGTCCTCGAATTTGCCGGCAACAAGCCGGCTCTCGAGCACGAGTGGGATCAGTACCTGCGGATGCGGCGCGAGGACGACAACGCCGCGCCAGCGACGTTCCGCCGACCTGAGCCGCCGCACCGCCCGATCAAGCCGCCGCCGGCGCCCCCGGTATCGCATCCGCATCGGCGCGATCATCGATGAGCGCCAAGCGCGCGGCGGTAGTCGCCGAAGCCGAGAGCTGGCTCGGCACACCCTATCACCACATGGCGCGGCTGAAGGGCGTGGGTTGCGACTGCCTGACCCTGCTCGCCGCGGTTTATGAGGCGGCGGGCGTCGTCCCAGTGATCGAGATTCCGTTTTACCCGCCGGACTGGCACCTGCACCGCGGGGTAGAGCGCTACATGGACGGGTTGCTCGCCTACGCGCATGAGGTTGACGCACCTGCACCTGGCGACGTGGCGCTGTTTCGTTTTGGCCGCTGCTTTTCGCATGGCGCGATCGTCGTGGAATGGCCGAGGATCATTCATGCCTGGCATGCCGCGGGCGTCGTGCGCGGCGATGCGGCCAAGCCGTTGCTCGCCGCACGGCCGCCGCGGTTTTTCAGCCCGTTTGCTGATTTGCAAAAACGCAACCTGAACGGAATGCTTGACTGAATGACCGGTATTCTCGGCGGCGGTGCGGAAGCTAAGAAAAAGAATGTCGCCGCGGCGCTGCGGTTTCAGGCATCGACGCCGGGGGGCGCCATCCCCCTCGTCTACGGCGCGAACCGGCTCGCGATTAACCTGCTCGATTACCAGAACTTCAATTCGAACGCGACCGGGACCGGCAAGGGCAAGGGCGGCGGCGGGTCAAAAGCCGCCGGTAAGGGCGGTGGCTCGCAAGTCATGCACGCCGTCGATTTTATCGCCGGGGTGTGCCAGGGGCCGATCGCCAATTGGGGCTTGGTGTGGTTCAACAAGACGATCACCACCTTGCTCGGCGGGTTGACGCCCTACGCGCAATCGATCGACGAGCAGCCGGGAGCCGACGGCCAGCCATCCGACAGCAATTGGCGGGTTCCGGCGACGCTGCTCAATTATTCCGGCACAGCATGGTTCGACGCCATCCAATACCAGCTCGGCCAGAGCCCGGCCCTGCCGAACTTCAACGTCGAAATTTACGGGCTGGAGTCGGGCACCGCGCCCAACGGCTATGACGCCAACCCGGCTCAGATCGTCATCGACCTGCTGACCAACGACAGGTATGGCGCCGAATTCCCGGCCGCAAATCTCGACACTTCAGGGAGTCTTACCGACTACGCCAATTATTGCAACGCTGTCGGCTTTATGCTGGCGCCGGTGTACGACACGCAATCCGCCGCCTCGAACATGCTGTCGGAGATCACCGCTGCCACCAACAGCGCGATCGTGTGGTCGGGAGGTCTGCTCAAGATCATCCCCTACGGCGATCAGCCGCTTTCGTCGCTGTGGACGCCGCTCACCTTTTTGGGCGAGCTGGTTCAATACGATATCGTGTCGG